AAGAGCCGCTGCATTTGCAATGGGTAGAGCAATGGATGATGTGATTATCGCTGCTGCAACTGGTACTGCCTACACAGGTGAAACTGGTGCAACAACTGAATCAGCTCAAACAGCAATAGCTGCTTCTATTGGTTCAACTACAGGCTTAAACATTCCAAAAATAGCGAAAGCTAAACAATTATTGGATGTTGCTGATGTTGATCCTTCAATAGCTAGACACATTATTGTATCGCCAGAGCAAATCAATAATCTATTAAATGTAACTGAAGTTACAAGTGCAGATTTCAATACTGTGAAAGCGTTAGTTCATGGTGAAATTGATACGTTCTTAGGCTTCAAATTTACTGTATCTAATAGATTAGCTAAATCTGGTAACGATAGAACTATTATAGCTTATGCTGAAGATGGAATCGCTCTAGCTGTAGGAAAAGATATTTCTGCAAGAATAGACGAAAGAGCAGATAAATCATATGCTACACAAGTGTACTATTGTCAAACAATTGGTGCTACTAGAATGGAACAAGCTAAAGTTGTTCCAATTACTTGTACAGAAGCATAATTAACAATTAGAAATATAGGAGATAAAATAATATGGCTAATTCAACACAATACGCAAAAACAGTTAGTACACCTTCTGAAAAGTTGGATACTAATGAACTTCATGGCAGAGTAAGAGTTGCTTACGCAGACTTTACTGCCGCTGGAGCTCAAGAAACTATTAATTTATTCAAGTTACCAAATGGTGCTAGAATAATTGGTGGAAGAGTAAATCATGCTGCACTTGGTTCAAGTACAACATTATCAGTAGGTCACGCAGCATATGTTAATGCAGCAGGAACTACTGTTGCTCTTGATGTAGATGAATACAAAGCAGCAGCAGCATCAACAAGTGTTACTGCGGCAGCTATTGCAGCTACTACAGCATTGGGTGAAAACTCAGTTGTTGATTCACCAGATGGTTTAATTGTTACAGCAACTACTGCTGGAGCAAATGCTACTGGTCTTTTAACTGTGTCAATGACATACGTTTTAGATTAATACTTATTTTAGGGGGTGGAAGCGAGAGTGGAAACCCCCTAGAGTGCATGAAACAAATTAAAGATCTAGAAACTATAGTACACTTCAAAAAAGGTAATTATGTTTATAGATATGTTCTTGTAGATAGATTTCAAAACGATACTAAAAATCATTATGGTTTTGATACAAAACAAGGTAAAACAACAGAAGAGATTTTTGCGTTAAATAGTAATAGACAAATAAGACGTAAATATATTATAAGGAAGTGATATGGCATCAGTAGTAGATATTTGTAATGGATCATTAAATCAACTGGGAGCTACAACTATACTTTCATTAACAGAAGATTCAAAAAACGCTAGACTTTGTAACTCAAGATACACTCAAGTTAGAGACGCTTTATTTAGAACACATCCTTGGAATTGTTTACAAAAAAGAGCAGAACTTGCTGCAGACACTACTGCACCTGCTTGGGGTTTTACTAATGCTTATACATTACCATCAGATTGTTTAAGACTACTTAGAATATTAGATTACGATTCAAACTATAAAGTAGAAGGTAGAAAAATTTTAAGTAATACATCTGGTATGAAAATATTATATGTTGCTAGAATTACTGATCCTAATCAATATGATGAGCTATTAAGAGAAACAATATCTGCATCATTAGGTGCTGACATTGCTTTTGGAATTACATCTAATAATCAAACAGCTCAAAATATGTATAGTTTGTTTCAAGATAAATTAAGAGATGCTAGATTTGTAGATTCAACTGAAGGTCAAAACGTAGAGCAAGATCTAGGTATGACAGATGTTATAGACGCAGGTACTTTTATAAACTCAAGGTTTTAATCAATGGCTAGAGTAGCAGTTCAATTAACGAACTTTACAGGTGGTGAGCTATCTCCTAGATTAGACGGTAGAAACGATTTAGCTAAATATGCTTCTGGTTGCAAGACCTTAGAAAACTTAGTTGTATATCCTCATGGAGCTGCAGCTAGACGACCAGGTACAACATTTGTTTCAGAAGTTGCGGACAGCGATAACAAAACAAGATTAATCCCTTTTGAATTTTCAACAACACAAACTTATATGTTGGAGTTCTCAAATTTAAAAATAAGATTTTATAAAAACAATGGAATAATTTTAGAATCTAATAAAACTATAACAGCAATTACTAAAGCTAGTCCTGGAGTAATTACTTCTAGTTCACATGGTTATTTAACTGGAGACGAAATATATATTAGTGGTATTGTAGGCATGACAGAACTTAATGGTAAAACATTTTTAGTTGTTAAGATAGATGCTAATACTTTTTCATTAACAGATAAAGATGGTGTAGCAATTAACACTACAAATTATACTACTTATAGTTCAGGAGGAATTGCTAATAGAGTTTATGAAATAGCTACCCCTTATACAACTGCAGAACTGTTTGACATTAAATTTGCACAATCAGCAGACGTTATGTACATTACTCATCCTTCACATGAGGTTGAAAAATTATCTCGTACTGGTCATACATCATGGTCACTTACAGATGTTGTTTTTACTAATGGACCATTTCAAGATGCTAATATTACAACAACTACTTTAACACCAGCTTCAGCATCTGTTGGATCAAGAAATATAACAGCTTCAGCAGTTACTGGTATTAATGGAGGTGTAGGATTTTTATCAACAGACGTAGGTAGACAAATACATTTCAATGCAGGATATGCAACAATTACAGCAAGAACAAGTTCAACAGTAGTAGTTGCTGATGTAACTACAGCATTTACAAATGGTAATGCTATTACTGATTGGTATCTAGGAGCATTTTCAGATACCACAGGTCATCCTTCTTGTGTAACTTTCTTTGAACAAAGATTGGTATTTGCAGGAACAACAAATCAACCACAAGCTATTTTCTTTTCTAAGTCTGGTGATTATGAAAGTATGGATTCAAATATTGGTGGAACAATAGCTGATGATGATGCTATTATTTATACAATTGCATCTAACCAAGTAAACGCAATTAGATTTATGACATCTACTAGAACTTTGATTATTGGTACAGCAGGTGGTGAATTTACAGTATCAGGTGGTGGTACAGATAGTGCAGTTACACCAACTAACATTCTAATTAAAAAACAATCTAACCATGGTGCTGCAAACGTAGATGCTATAGCTGTAGGTAATGCCACATTATTTTTACAACGTGCTAAAAGAAAAATTAGAGAACTAGCTTATAACTTTGACGTAGATGGTTATGTTGCTCCAGATATGACTATTCTTGCCGAACACATTACTGAAGGTGGTCTAACTCAAATTGCTTATCAACAAGAACCTAACCAAATTATTTATTGTGTTAGAGAAGATGGTGAGATGGTAGGTTTAACTTATCAAAGAGAACAACAAGTAACTGCTTGGCATAGACATATTTTTGGTGGAAGATTTGGTATAGCAACAATTACAGTTTCTGATTATGCAAACATTACAACTGGTAGTAAAATAATTTTATCAAAATCAGATGGTACAACTACTATTTTTACATCAACAACAGGTACTGCTGGAACAAACGAATTTAAAACTGAAACCAATAACAACACAACAGCAACTAATTTAAAAAATGCAATTAATGCTCATACTAATTTTACTGCAACAGTAAATTCTGCAGTTGTAACTGTTACTGAAACTGCACATAAAGCAACAGGATATTTAACTATTAAAAGTTTTGATTCAGAAAAATTAACAGCAACAAGCGAAGGTAAAGCAGTAATAGAAAGTGTAGCTGTAATTCCAACTGATGATAAAGAATATCAAACGTGGGTTATTGTTAAAAGAACAGTTAATGGTATTACAAGAAGATATGTTGAGTTTTTAAATGAACTTGACTTTGATGAAACAGATAACACATCATTTAATTTTTTAGATAGTGCATTAAGCTATAGTGGTTCTGCAGTTACTACTCTTTCAAATTTAGAACATCTTGAAGGACAAGTAGTTTCTATATTAGCAGATGGTGCAACTCATCCAGATAGAACTGTTACTTCAGGCTCAATTACTTTAGATCGTTCTGCAAAAAATGTTAAAATAGGATTAAATTATATATCATTATTACAAACAATGAGATTAGATGCTGGATCACAAGATGGTACATCACAAGCCAAAACTAAAAGAATATATGATATTACAGTAAGAATGTTTGAAACAATTGGTGTAGAAGTAGGACCTAATTTATCTGATATGGAAAGAATACCTTTTAGAAGTTCTGCTGATTTAATGGATGAAGGAATACCACCTTTTACAGGAGACAAAGAAGTTGAATTTAGAGGAAATTATGAGACAGATGGTTTTATTTATGTTAGACAAAGTCAACCTTTACCTTTTACAATTTTATCGTTATACCCAAGGTTAGCAACAAATGATGGATAATAAATTACATATAGTACCTTACACTTCAGAACATGGTAATTTTATTTTATCATGTCAAATGAATCATAAACTTATGGATGAAGATGTTAAGTTTGAAGGAGACGCTGCAAACTTAGTACAAGATGATTTAGCCTTTACAGGTATTGTTAATGGTAAACCTATCTTTGCTGCAGGTATGAAAATGGTTTGGGGTAATGTTGCAGAAGGTTGGGTTATTGCAACTAAAGATGTTTGGAACTCTCCACTAGCTGTGGCTCGTGCAATAAAGAAAGATTTTGCTCGTGTTGCCAAACAACATAATATAAAAAGAGTTCAAACTGCGGTGCGAAAAGATTTCGATAAAGGAATAAGATTTGCAAAGTGGTTAGGATTAGAGAATGAGGGTTTAATGAAATACTATGGCTTTGATGGTTCACATCAATACAGATATGCGAGGATATTCTAATGGGATGGCAAGGAGCATTAGTAGGAGCAACAGCATTTGCAGGTTATCAACAAGCTGGAGCATCAGGTAAATTTAATCAATCTGTTGAAAATCGAAATGCTTTAGTTCAAGAACAAAATAATGAAATTTTAGACAGTAAACTTGATTTAGAATTGGCTCGTTTTGATGAGGATTTAAAAAAATTAATTGCTTCACAACAGGTTAATGTAGCTAAATCAGGTGCAGTTATTGGAAAAGGTACTTCTCAAAGAATAAAATTATCAACTCTTTATAATGCTGAAGTTGATAAAGGAATTGCTAAATATAATAATGAAATTGCAAAATCTAGAAATTTAGAAGAAGCTAACTTTAGTCGTATTAGAGGACAGATGGCAAGACAAAGAGCTAAAATGGAACAAATACAAATTGTTTCTTCAGTAGGTTCAACATTACTAACAATGAAAGGATAATTAATGGCAAGAGATTATAAATCAGAATACGCAAATTATCATTCTAAACCAGAGCAAAAGAAAAATAGAGCTGGAAGAAATGGAGCAAGAAGAATTATGAAAGCAAAACATGGCTCTAGTATATTGGGTAGAGATGTAGATCATAAAGATAGAAACCCTACAAACAACAGTACAAGTAATTTAAGATTGCAATCTAAATCTGTAAATAGATCAAGGAACAGTTAATACTATGCCAAAAATACCTACATTTAAATCTCAAACAACTATGACTTCTGCTTCTCCTAATGTAGAAAGCAATCTTAGTATAAATCCATCAGATAATATTTATACAGCAACAAAATCTTTAACTGATTATGTGGCAAATGAGTATGTAAAAGAAGCAAAATTAGAAGCTGACAACAAAGCAACATTAGCTTTAAATGAATTATTTATTAATCAACAAGATGGAACAAAAGGTTTGTACAGTATTCAAGCAGAAACTAAAACAAATAGTAAACCATTAGAAGCTGCAGCAGGATTTGATGATGGTGTTAATAAACTTTGGAATTATGCCAAAACAAATAAATTACAAAATTTTAATAATTTTACACAAAAAGCATTAGAAAAAAAATTTTATGCTACAGCAGGATTATTTAAATCTAAGGCTTTATTAGGATCA